CAGATGCAAAATTAGCAGTCACATTCTATAAACGGTCTATGGAACAAAAAGATGAGTCCATTGCAGCAGGTAGACCGATTTTTAAAGAATTTGATTTTATTCGGATTATGGTGCCTGGCGACAATTTAAGCGAAATTGATACATACGCTAATGAGTCCCACAAAGCCCGTTTTCCACGCCAATGGGCGCATTACATGAATAAAGTAGGCGACCATCAAGACTTTGTAGGCACCCCGATTGAGCAATGGCCTTTAGTAACCCGTAGCCAAGCCGAAGAATTGCGTGGACTTAAATTTCCTACAGTCGAATCTGTTGCTAACTGCTCTGACTCACAAATGCAGAGAATTGGCATGGTAGCCGGTATGTCACCTCATTCTTTCCGTGAAAAAGCCAAGGCTTTCTTGAATTTAGCCAATGATTCCGCAGAAGTAGCACAAAGAGAAGCAGAATTGCAAGCATTGCGTGAAGAAAATGATAAAATCAAGGCAGAAACAGAGGCGAAGCTGGCTGCTATGCAAGAGCAAATGTCAGCGATACTTGCGGCTGTTGCGGAAAAAACACCGAAAAAACGCAAACCAAAAGTAGAAGCAGAGGCCTAATATGTCCCAAACGATGTTGCAACTCGTACAGCAAACAGCAGCAGAGCTAAACCTTGCTGTGCCTTCCTATGTGGTTGGTAACACATCACAGGATGTGCAGCAAATTCTAGCGCTAATGAATGGCTCAGGCTATGATTTAGTTAAAGAATATGACTGGCAAGCCTTACAAGTGCAATATCGTTTTTACACACAGGCAATTAACTGTAACGCAACTGCGGTCAATGGCTCTACGCTGTTGACCGTAGACTCTGGTGTAGATATTACTGCTGTTGATAGCCAATGGGGTATTACAGGCAATGATATTAACCAAGATACACAAGTTGTAAGCGTATCTGGTCAAGTTATCACCATGAGCCAAATGGCTTCTGGTAGTGGTAATGGAGCTATTGTTTTAGCACAAACTGCTTATGATTTGCCTGCTGATTTTGAGTCTATTACTGACCGCACTCAATGGGACAAAACTAAGCATTGGGAGGCTCTAGGCCCTGAAGATGCTCAACAATGGCAATGGCTCAAGTCTGGCTATATCTCAACTGGCCCTCGTATTCGCTGGCGTATTTTAGACAACCAATTCCAAGTATGGCCTCCAATGAACACTAATGAGTATTTAGGCTGGGAATATCGTAGTAAAGGTTGGGTAAGAAGCGCAACAGGCGAAGTAAAGAATAGCTTTACAGCAGACACAGACACAACTGTTTTAGATGACAGAATTGTGGTTTTGTCTACAAAACTTAAATATTTTCAAGTTAAGTCTTTTGACACTACTGCGTTGCAACAAGACTATATGCGTTATTTATCAGTTGCCAAGTCCAATGATAAAGGCGCAGCTAATTTGTCATTTGCACCTTATCCATCTAAAGTGCTTATTGGTTATGCAAATATTCCTGATACCGGGTATGGTAGCTAATTATGGCAATAGCTCAAAAGCGTAGCGCTACAACGACTTCTGTACCATCTCCTATTGGGGGATGGAACGCTAGAGATTCTTTAGCAAACATGAGTCCTGCAGATGCGGTGCAGCTTGTAAATTGGTTTCCTACTCCTACAGATGTGACTTTGCGTAAAGGTTACACAAGGGCTTCAACACTAACAACAAGCACAGGCGTTAAAACTATTTCTAGCATTACTTACGCTGGATTAGTAGCTACTTTAACTACTGCCACAGCTCATGGGTTAACAACTAGTCAATATGTGTCTATTACAGGCACAACTCCAGCAGCTTATAGCGGTGTATTTGAGATTACAGTAACAGGGACAGATACCTTTACTTACAACCTTTTATCTGTTGTAAGTGGCAATGCTACTGTTGTTGGAGTGTACGCCATAGGGCTAACAACCCCTATTAATACAGTAATGAATTACACAACCAATTTAGGTTATGACATATTTGGCGCTGCTAGCACAAAAATTTATGATGTAAAAAATCAAGCCGCATCAGAAGTTTTTAGCGGTATTACTAGCGATAAATTTCAATTTGTAAACTTAACCAATCAAGCAGGGCATTTTTTAGTAGCTTGTAATGGTGAAGACCCTACAATGGTTTATGACGGTGATAATTGGTTTTTTATTGCAACTACCGATACCGCACAAACAATTAGCACAATTACTAGAGGTGGCACAGGCAATTTAACTGCTACTGTAACTACTGCTGCACCACATGGTTTAGTAGATAAAAACAGAGTTACCATCTCAGGCGCTACAGAATCTAACTACAACGGCACTTATGTCATTGATGTAACAGGCACTACAACTTTTACTTACACAATGGCTACTGCTCCAGCAGCAAACGCTACTGTAGTGGGAAGCTATACAGTTATTGGCATTACAGGCGTCAATTCAAACAATTTTATTAATGTAAACCTGTTTAAAAATCGCCTATATTTCACCGAAAAAGACAGCATGACTTGCTGGTATCTTGATGTAGATGCTATTGGTGGCCCTGCTTCACCGCTATATTTTGGCGGTATTGCTAGAAATGCTGGTTATTTGCAAGCAATGGGCACATGGACATTAGACGCTGGACAAGGTGCTGATGACTACGCAGTATTTGTCACTTCTATGGGTGAGGTTATTGTTTATAACGGTACTGACCCTGATACTGCAGCTACTTGGCAATTAAAAGGTGTATGGCAATTAGGTCAAACCTTTAGCCGTAGATGCTTTTTTAAGTGGGCTGGAGACATTCTCTTGCTTACTCAAGATGGATTAGTGCCCCTTTCTGCTTCTTTGCAATCTAGCCGTTTAGACCCTAGAGTTAACCTAACAGACAAGATTTACTATGCAGTAAGTCAAGCAGCAACTCAGTTTTATGACCGATTTGGCTGGCAAATTAATTACTACGCCTCTGAAAATATGCTGATTTTGTCTATTCCTACTAGCGCTGGTATGGAGCAATATGTAATGCACACCATTACTAAGTCATGGGCTAGATTTACCGGTATTCAAGGTTATTGCTGGGAAGTTTCTGGCGATGCTGATATGCACTTTGGCTCAGACGGATTTGTAGGCACTTTTTACGATGCCACTTCTGACGATGGCGCAAACATTAATGCTACAGCACAACAAGCATATAGTTATTTTGAGTCCCCAGGTCAATTAAAGCGTTTTACAATGGTTAGACCAATATTGCAATCCACAGGAGGCGTACCTACTGTTGTATGTGGTATTAGTGTAGACTTTGATACGCAAAGTCAGTTAGGTGCTGTTTCGTTTAATCCTAGCGTATTTACTGCTTCATCATGGGATGTTGCTAAATGGGATAGTAATAACTGGGGCGGTGGTTTAATTACTACTAAAACATGGCAGGGCGTATCAGGATTAGGCTATACAGGCTCAATTAACATTAATGTTGCATCAAGAGACATTGAGTTACATTGGGCTTCTACAGATTATGTAATGGAAAGAGGAGGCGTCTTGTAAATGCTTGTTGCTGCAAACACACAAGAATTAAAGAATATAGCAATACAAATATTACTTAATGAAATTGGGGTGCAGCCTTGCGGTGATTTACAAGCGCTTTTTTGGGCTAATAAAGAGAAGCAGATTGAGTGGGTTATAGGATATACAGCATTTATTGGTAAAACTTGTCAGATGCACATGGTTAATTTAAAAGGTGGTTATACACCTAAAGAGTTACTAAAAGCAGCGTTTGACTACCCGTTTAACCAATGTGGCATGGAAAAGACTTTAGGCATAGTAAATAGTAAAAATGAAAAAGCTATGGAATATGACCAAAAGTTAGGCTTTAAAGAAATACTGCGTTTTGCAGGGATGCACGATGATGGTGGTGATATTGTAGTTTTTGAAATGAACAAAGCTGATTGTAGATGGATTAAGGAACGCAAAAAATGAGTATTTTAAAAAGCAAACACTCTGGTTGGACTTTTGAAGGCAAACGCACACCTTTTGGTGGTGGTAAAGGCGCACCAGCAGCCCCTAACTACACTCAAGCCGCAGAAGCTACGGCAGCAGGCAATTTAGAAGCAGCCCGTACCGCTACAGCAGCTAACCGTGTAAACCAATATACCCCTTATGGTAGCTTAGAGTATTCCATTAATCCTGAATCACAATGGGATATTTATGGCAACCCTACATGGTCAGCTACTCAAAAGTTATCTCCTGAGCAACAACAACTACTTGATTATCAAAATAAAACAAGTCTTGGCCTTGGAGAGTTAACCGGTCAAGGATTAGGCTATGTTGAAAATATGCTTAATCAGCCTTTTGACCCAAGTAAAATTGCTCAAATAGGCATTAATCCTGGCGAAACTATGCAAGATTCAATCATGCGTAGACTTCAGCCACAGATTGCACAAGGTAAAGAGGCATTACAAGCTCAGTTAGCTAATCAAGGCGTAGTGCCTGGTACTGAGGCTTATAACCGAGCCATGACTCAACAAGCGCAAAAAGAAAACGATTTACTTACAAGCGCTGTAGTGCAAGGCACAAATACAGGTTTAGCTGCAAATCAACAGCAATTTGGTCAACTTGGTTATATGCGTAACGAGCCTATTAACACGCTTAACGCTGTCCGCACAGGCTCACAAGTAAGTAGCCCTAGCTATATTAGTAATGTGCCACAACAAGCTACTACACAAGGCGCAGATTATCTAGGTGCAGCGCAAATGCAAAATAACGCAGCACAAGCCGCTTCTAATGCTTCTAATGCTTCAAGTAGTGGTTTAACTAGCGGTTTGATGGGATTAGGCGGTGCAGCAATGATGGCGTTTTAATGACTCCAGTAAATGAATTTGCATACTCTTATTTTGGTGAACCAAGCGTAGCAGTTTGGGAAGATGATGAATACAAGGTTTATGCTTTTCAAGATGGAGTCACATTAAGACTAGATATTGGAAGAAAAAATGGCAAAGATGGAATAAAATGGGATGACTTGCAAAGAATTAAAGCCGATTGTGGGTTTGCTCATTGTGATGCTGTCGAGTTTTTTCCTTCAGAAGTTGATGTTATTAACACAGGAAACTGGCGGCACTTATATGTATTTTTTGACAAACTACCTTTGATTAGACGATTATGATGAATCCCTACATTCAGCAAGCACAAGGATTAGACCAACAAGGTCTAGGCCCTGTATTCCAAAATCTTGCACAACAGCAAGCCACTCATAATGCCGCTTTAGCCGAGCAAAATCAACAAGTTGCACAAGCTGGACAAACAGGTCAGCAAGGTGGCATGAACCCTATGGCTATGGCTGCAGCTTTGCGTGGCAAACAGCCTGCAGGCGCACCTAGCGCATGGGACAACACTAAAGCATGGATTAACTCTAAGTTTGGTCGTGACCCATTGCAAGCTGATGACCCACAAGCTGCTGCTGC